ATGGCTTGCGTACGGACAGTGACGATGAGGGAATTCCGGGGCATGGATCTGATGTCCGGGAGTCTGCGCGTCTACGGCAGATCACGAGCCCGCGGGGGAGCGCGCCCGCCGAAAGGCACTGCGATCGAAAGAGAACAGTTGAAGCCGGCTGCGACTGACGACGGAAGCGGAGCGCTCGTTAGCGGGGATGCCACAACCTCCGTGGCAGCCGCCACGACCCGCACCGAGAACGCAGAAGCGGCTGAGCAAAAGCCCGAGGCGGGACGCGCGACCAAGAAGAAGGACCGGGAAGAGCCACCAAGTTTATGGGACCAGAAAGCGGAATTGGGGGGCGGGGAACTGCTCCCGGAGGATGGCGCGGAATTTGTGGCCGCGGTGCAGAAGAAGATTGACCTTGTACAGCTGGCAGTATTTGTGCTGAGACGGGGTGACGAAAGACTGACGCAGCGGCAATTGGAGCAGTTGTTGGAGATGAAGTACGGGAAGAATGCGCGCGGCGGAGAGAAATCGATGGCGACGGTGATTGACATTCCAGGAATGACGAGAGACTAGGGAGCGTGATATGGCAAGTCCAAAAGTAGTTTTTGCTGGAGAAGTGGCGCAGATTGCAGGAGTGGGAGCGGTGGTGGCGGGGATCGTGTTGAGCCTGCACCACTGGGGTGCGGCGGCGGCGTTGATTGGCGGAATCGCGGCGTTTTTTGTGGGTAAGAAGCTGCGAGCGTCGTAGGCAGAGAGGATCCCACGAGGTGGGCGAACAGCTCGATCTTGGAAGGCTATACCGCGCCTTCGATAGGCAACGGGAATTTCACAACTCCAAGAAGAAATACCGGCTGTTTGGCGGAGCGGCGGGGCCGGGAAAAACCAAGGCACTGTTGTGGGAAGCGATCCGCAAGGCGCTATTTAACAAAGGGTGCGACACGCTGCTGATGCGGCGGACGTTTCCGGAGTTGGAAGCGTCGCTGGTGGCGCAGTTCCGGCGGGATGTGCCGCGCGATCTTTACCGCAGTTTCAATGAAGCAAAACACATCGTTACGTGGACAAATGGGTCGACAACGCGATTTGGGTACTGCCGGAACGAGAATGACGTTTATCAGTACCAGGGCGCGGAATTTCTGTTCATCGGGATCGATGAGCTTACGCACTTCACACTGAAGCAATGGCAATTCCTGACTTCGCGCAACCGTTGCCCGATTCCGGGAACATTCCCGTGCATGGCAGGGGCGACGAACCCGGGAAACATTGGGCACGCCTGGGTCAAGGCGTTGTGGGTGGACAAACTGCCGCCGCCGGGATTCGAGCGGCCAGAGCAGTACGATGCGGGGGATTACGACTTCATACGCGCGCGGATTGCGGACAATCCGATTTACGCGAACGACCTGAATTACCGAAAGACGCTGGAGGCGCTACCGGAACAATTGCGGAAGGCGTTTCTGGAGGGGGACTGGAACGTCTTCGCGGGGCAGTATTTCGACTTGTTTGAGATTGGGCGGCACACGACGCGGCCGGAAGAGATCGGCATGCAGGCGTGGTGGCCGCGATGGATTTCGATCGACTGGGGATTCCAGCATCCGAGCGCGGTGTATTGGCACTGCGCGATGCCAAGGTACCCTTGGGCGGGGGCGGGGGCAGAGAAATCGAAGAGGGATCCCTCGACTTCGGCCGCAAAGGCAGCGGCCTCCGCTCCCTTCGGCTCCGCTCAGGGCAGGCGGGATGACAGTTTTAAGGGGGGGGCGGACGGCGCTCAGGATGGAGCGGACGGCCGGATCATAACGTACCGGGAGTTCGTGCAGAACGGATTGTCGCCGCGGATGCTGGGGCAGGCGATCGCGGAGAGATGCAAGGACGAGAAGATCCAGCAGATTTACCTTTCGCCGGATGCGTTTGCGCACCGGACGAGCGAGGCTTCGATTGCGGAGCAACTGGGAGAGGTGCTGGCGGCGAATGGATTGCCGCGGCCTTCACAGGCTGATGACGATCGGATTGGCGGATGGCAGTTGATGTACCAGTTGCTGGAGCAGGACGCCTGGGTGATCACGGAGAATTGCGGGAAGTTGATTGAATGTTTGCCGCAACTGGTCCGGGACAACCGGCGGGTCGAGGATGTGCGCAAGGTGGAAGGCGACGATCCAGCGGACGCGGCGCGGTATGGAATAGTTCCCGGCGCAAGATACGCCGGTGTTGGGGCACACCGAAGTGCGCCCGGGGCGGGGCAGGCTCCGCCCCTTTATTCTCAGGTGCGATTCATGCCGGGAATGCCACTGGGCGAACAGATCGCGCGGCAAGTGACCGCGGAGGATGCGACTTCACGGGCGATCCAGTTTCAGAGGTTGGAGGCGGAGGCGCGCAAGCAGTTCGGGCCACAGAGATTGCCGCGGCGGCGTTGGAATTGGTGAGGCGAAGCGAACTTGAGACGCGAAGGGTGAGGCGATGTTGGAGCTAGTGAAAAGATTCTTTAAGACGCGGTATGTGGGGCTGCTGGAAGAGGACGTGGCGCGGCTGCGGGGGGAGAACCGGGCGCTGCTGAATTCGCTGCTGGGAACGGCGGGATTTCCGCCGGTGGAGTTTGCGGAGCCGGTGAAGCCGGTGGAGTTGCCGAGGTTGCGGAGGAGGTCGTGGCAACAGACGCAGAGGAAGAATGAATTGGACGCGATGAAGGGGTGAGGAGTCAAAGATCGAGGAACCGAAAAGCGGATAGATAAGCAGAGAAGAAGAATCTAACGCAGAGACGCGGAGTTCGCCGAGGGACGCAGAGAAGCGAAACCCAAGAGGGACGGTAACACCCCGACCGGGTCGGGGCAGGCGCCGGTCACAGAGGGAAGCACACAGAGGGCACAGAGGACAGAGAGAGCGCAGAGAAGAGATGATGAGAGATCGTATGGAAAACGCGACTAGGGATTGGGAGTCGGGGATGACGGCGCCGGCGGATGGCAATGCGGGGGCGGGAGAAGTGGGGGGGAGTTTCGGAGAGATTCCTCACTTCGCGGACTCCGTTCGGAATGACGGGTTGCAGAGTCAGGTGAGCCAGGGAGTGGCACTGGGGCCGAATCTTGAGCGGTTGGAGGAAGAGCGGCCGGAGCTGGTGAACGCGCTGCGGGAGCTGGTGCGGCAGTACCGGCAAGAGGGCGTGACGGCGCGGCGACACGAGATTCGACGCATTCGCCAGGCGCGGCTTTTCTGGCAAGGGCTGCAGTACGCTTGGTGGAACCCGAATGACATGAACTGGCACCTGCCGTTTGAGCAGAAGTTCAACGACGACCGCGCGCTGGAAGAGATGCCGCGGTATCAGTTTGTGACGAATTTCTATCAGGGCTTTGGGCTGTCGTTTGTGGCGGTGCTTTCGCAGGATGTGCCGAGCGTGCGGTTTTATCCACAGTCGGCGCAATCGCTGGTGGATATTGCCGCGGCGCGCGCGGCGAGCGACGTGTCGGAACTGGTTGAGCGAAATAACCATGTGGAGCATTTGCTGACGTCGATCGGTTATTTTCTGTGGACGGATGGGAAGCTGGGCGCGTACGTGCGGTACGTGAAGGATGGGCAGCGGTTCGGGTTTCGCGAGGAGGTATCCTGGCGGCGGTGGAGATTCCGCTGGGGGAGGATGTGTGGGTTTGCCCAGAGTGCGGGAAGGAGACGCCCGCGGGCGGAGGATATCAGCAATCAGATGTCAGCGATCAGGAAGCAGGAGAAGAGGGATCCCTCGACTCCGGTCTGCAGAAGGCGCAGACCTCCGCTGGGGATGACAATTGGGACGGGGGCACGAACAGCGCGGCTGGGGGCACGGGCGCAGACGAAGCGAGTCAGAACGATCGCAATTCGGATGACGATGAGATCCTTCGATCAGCAAAAGGCGCTGATCTCAGGATGACAGCTACGCCGTTTACCTGTCCAAAGTGCGGGGCGGAGTTGGGCGAGAAGCATTTGCGGAGGGCGGAGCGCGTGACGGTGCCGCGGGTGGTGGAGACGCGGCGCGTGGCGAATGGCCAGGAAGTGATTTCGATTGCCGGCGGGTTGGAACTGAATACGCCCGTGTGGGCGAACGAGATGCACGAGTATCCGTACTTGCAATGGCAGGCGGAAGTGCACCGCGCGAAATTGAAGGCGGCGTATCCGCTGGCGGCGGGAAAGATCGAGGCGGCGCCATCGCAGGGCCCCGAGGATGTGTATGCACGCGTGTCGCGGCTGAGCGTGGAGCAAGGGCTGCCGTCGATTCATCCCGGCGACGCGCTGATGAACCTGATTACGTTTGACCGGACGTGGTTGCGGCCGTGGGCGTTTTACGGCATCGAGAATGAAGAGGTGCGAGGCGAACTGCTGGCGCTATTCCCGGATGGCTGCTACGTGGGCTTTGCGGGCGATGTGTACTGCGAAGCGCGCAACGAAAGCATGGACGATCACTGGCGGGTACTGCACGCACTGCCAGGGGACGGGCAGAACCGGCCGAGCGTGGGCGATTCGCTGGTGCAGGTGCAGGAGCGCTACAACACGCTGAGCAACATGCAGGCGGAAACGTATGAATACGGGATTCCGCCGATTTACGCGGACCCGCAGGTGTTGGACTTTGATGCGCTGGCAAATCAGGTGGCGGAGCCGGCAGCGCACTTTCCGGCGCGAGCGCGCCCGGGGCAGCCTCTGGCGGCGGGATTTTTCCAGCCGGCGGCGGCGCAGGTGCCTCCGGACATGATTCGCCATCAGCAGGATTTGATTGGGCCGGTGTCGCAATTCTTGACCGGGCTGTTTCCCGCGGTGTTCGGCGGAAACATGGAGGATGTGAAGACGGCGAGCGGGTATGCAATGGCTCGCGACCAGGCGATGGGGCGATTGGGATTGGTGTGGAGGCGGCTGAAGCAGTTTTATGGCGAAGTGCTGCTGCTGGGCGTGGATTGCTTCCGGAAAAACCGGCCGGAGGACGTGGATGTGCCGCTGCTGGGGCCGGATGGGATGCTGGATGCGCGGATGATTCGCATAGGGGATTTGAAAGGGAATATCTGCGTGCATCCGGAGGCGGACGAAACGTTTCCGCGGCTGAAGTCGCAGCAGCGCGGCGTGCTGCAGCAGTTATTTGGGCTTAAGGATCCGCTGATTCAAGAGGCGTTGTCGGAGCCGGCGAATCTTGGATACATCAAGAATGTGCTGGGATTGACGGAGTTGGTGATTCCGGGAGAAGACTCGCGGAATAAGCAGTTGCGGGAGATCCAGGTGTTGTTGGGGAGCGCACCGATCGTGGTGGCAGGGGAAAATCGAAAATCGAAACTCGAAAATCGAAATTCGGAAGAAGGGTCCGAGTCAGATCTGCAACCTGCGCCCATTGTGCTGCCGTCGGTGGCGGTGGATGTGCTGCTAGATAATCATGCAGTGGAGTTTGAGGAGTGTAAGAGGTGGGCGAATTCGGAGGCGGGGCAGTCGGCGAAGATGACGAATCCGGTGGGGTTTGCGAATGTGCGAGCACACGCGGAAGCGCATTTGCGGGTGATGCAAGCTTCGCAGTCGGTGGGAACGCCTGCAAGGGGCCCGGTACAGGCGTAGCAGTGAAACATTTCCAGATCTGCCTGCGTCAAAGAAAGTAGGCGGCGGTTTGGGAATTCTTCGTGGACTGATTGCGCACAACAGGAGCTGACCCTAAGTGAGCGGCTGGTGGACGCAGTTGTTTGCGCGCCGCCGGCGGTCCTGGATTTCTTCTTCAAAGACGAGTTTCGTACTGTTCTATTGACAGCCCTGCTTGAGGTACAACCTTGGAAATAGTGGGCTGAGTCTGTTGTCAAACTGGTTTGGCAATGGCCGCGAGAGATCGTGGCCTTTTTTATTGGGAGAAATCGAGTGAGTGCAAGCGTAGCAACCGAACTTGAAAATGGCGGATTGGGGCGGGAAGTGTTTGCGCTGACGGATGAGCAGATATTGGAGATGGAACCGGAGGGAGCACCTGGCGCGGCGCTGACGGACGAGCAACTGCTGGAGGATGCCGGAACGAGCACGGAGCGGGGCGCGGTGGAAAACGTTGCGGACGGAAAAGCAACGACGGGGGATGCGGCGCGGCGGGACGCCACTGAACAAGCGAAAGAGATTGGGGCGCAGGCGCCGCCACGATGGTTGGCGGAGAGGATGCGCGATCCCTGGCATGGGGATGAGGCGAAGGAGTTGTGGGAAGGCGCGGTGCAGGCTAGGCAGGAGGCCGCGGCTTATCGCGAGGCGATTGCGACGCCTGCCGAGGCTCGGGCCCTGAAGGAGATTTATCCCGGCGGAGTGAACGAGGCGAAAACGGCGGCGGAACGCGCGCGGCAGTTGGAGGAGTTTGATGCCGCGTATTTTGGCGCGGCGGGGAGGCCGGCGGAGGCGTTGAGCGCGGCCAGGGTGCAATTGGCGCAGCGGTTGCTGGAGCAGGATCCGGGGGCGTTTCGAGAGATGGTGGCGGCGGGAGTGAGGTTGCTGGAGGGGCGCGGCCAGTCGTCGCCGGGCAGCGAACAGCGGCAAGACGCGGGGAGCAAGCCGGGGTCTCTCGACTCCGGTCTGCAAAATGCGCAGACCTCCGCTCGGGATGACAATCGTGGAAGAGGTGCAAACATCGCGACGTCCGCTCGTGATGACAACAGTCAACTGGATCGCGGGGCGGGGGCCAGGAAAGGCCTCACCCCTGAAGGGGTGAGCTACAGGGTTGGAAACGGTGGACAGCCGGGTGCGCCGCAGGTGCCGCCGGCGTATGTGAATTTTGAGAAGGCGACGAATGCGGATTTGGAGAAGAGCGTGGGCGGGGCGATTGCGCGAGCGATGGAGCAGGCGCTGCCGAACTTGAGGAGCCTGGATCGCGCAGGGCGAGATGGGGCTGCGCAGGGAACACCTTTGCAGGAAAGATTGGGCGCGGCGGTGCGCGAGGATGTGGAAACGGCGTTGAAGAGCGACGCGCAACTGGGCGAGCAGGTGGCAAAGATTTTGGGGGCGCGGCGATTTGACGATGCCACGCGCGCTCAGGTGGTGCGTGTGATTGATGCGCGGGCACAGCAGTTGGTGCCAGGCGCGGTGAAGCGGGTGGTGGGGAGTTGGACGACGGCGACGTTGGGGACGAAAGGGAAGAGCCGCGCGGCGGAAGTGGGATCGGCAGCGGTGAGCGAAGCCGCTGCGAAGCCTGCGCCACGGGCGGGGAAGAACAGTCAAAACTCCGGGAGGAGTGAAAGTCAGGAGCCGCGGGCTGGCGCGCGAGCGGGGAGTCGAGGGCGGGTGGATTACGGGAAGTTGAGCGACGAACAGATTTTGGATTTGTGAGGAAGAGTTCAGCGCAAAGGGAACAGCGAAACTGAAGTAAACCGGGAGTTTCCTCAGGGGCTGAAGCCCCATTCACAAGAAACCTAATGTCGGACCTGAAGGTCCGACCCCCTAAAGAAGAGCCCGAACGAAAAACCCAAGAGAAGAGGAATTGTGGCGCTCGATCGTAAGAGCCCACCCTTCGCATAAGGCGCGAAGGATGGGGCACCCTCAAGATCAGGGGTAGAGCGACGTTCGAGGGGAAACCCAAGAGCACAGTCAGGAGTGACTGTGCCACGAGAGCAAAAGACAAGCCGCAGAGCGCTCGGATTTGCCGTGCGCTACAACGAAGTTTTGGCGCCTTCTCGCAAGACGCCTGCCTGCCCTTCTGAAGCGGGGCAGCACATCTAAGGAGAAACAACAATGCCAGCACAAGCAAACGCGAATGTCATCGCGTTGCAGCTCGAGAAGGTGCGCGACAAGGTACCTTTGCTGTATGAGCGCGACGACATTCTTTTGACGATGATCCAGCAACGCGGCGACGTGGAGAAAATCTCTTCACGAAACTTGCGCCTGCCGTTGCAGGTCAATCCCGGTGGGAAGGCCGGGTCGTACAACGCAGACGGAGGCGACCTGGGCCGCGGCTCGGGAACCGCCTATGACGTCGCGCAGGTGTCGCCGATATTCTTCCGCTTCGCGATTGAAATCACGAAGCTGGTGGAATACGCGACGACGGGAAGGGACCGCGCGATTGAAAACGCGGCCAAGCGCGAAGTGGCCAACGGAATGAAACAGTTCCGCTCGTTCCTGGACAAGCTGATACAGACCGCTGGGAACGGCGTGCTGGGAACGATCAGCTCGGTGAGCGGGACCACGTTCACAATGACGGTGCCTTACGGCGCAGCGCTGGTGTATCCCGGACAGACGATCCAGATTTACGACACCACGTTGACGACCAACCGGAACGTCGCGGCGAGCGTAACGACCAACGTGGTGACGGCGGATCCGATCAGCACACAGCAAATCACCGTGGACAACGTCCCGACAGGGACGATCGCGACGGATGTGATCGTGCATGACGGATTGAGCGGGGCGCAGCCGGTTTCGTTGTATGGGATCAAGTATCACCAGAACAACGCGACGACAGGCACGTGGCTCAACCTGAACCGCACGACCTATCCGATCCAACTGGCCACGCCCCGCGTGAACGCCGGCAACGCGGCACTGACACCGGCCAATGTGCGCCTGGCGATCAACAAGGTGCGCAAGTCGTTGGGGATCAACCATCTGAGCAAGCTGATCGCGTACATGGCGGTCGAGCAGGAGCATGCCTGGGAAAATCTGGGCATCACGGTGAGTTCCATCATCAAGGAAGGCGGCAGCGGAAACGGGAACGACCTGGACCTGCTGTTCACCGGACGGAAGACGATGAGCGGGATTCCGATCAAGTCCAGCGTAAACGCGGACCAGACGCGCGTGGACTTCCTGGACTTGGCGCACTGGGGCCGCGCCGTGTTGAAGGACATTGATTTCTACGAGGTCAATGGCAACACGGTGTTCCCGATCTACGGGGCGAGCGGCGGATTGGCGGCGTCTTATATCTTCTACTTTGACACAGCGTTCCAGCTCTGGTCAGACAGCCCGCGCAGCGGTGCGTACATTGATACGCTGGCGCGGCCAAGCGGCTACTAGGAGTGAGGCGTGTCGTCCCGAGCGAGCGAAGCGAGCCGAGGAGTCGCGACTGAGCCGAAAGGCTTTGGCGCGATTCCTCGGGCTCATCCCGGCGAAAGACGCCGGGACTCCGCTCGGAATGACACATCCATGCGTTCATCAGTGAAAATCCAAATTATTCGAGAGAGACACGAGACGCCGGAAGAGGTTGCGCGGCGGCTGGAAGCTGCCGGCGGGCAGAATCGGTTTGGCGAGCCCAACTATCGCGTGATTTGGGGCTGGAACCGGTTGGCGTGGATTGCCGGGAAGTTTGAGGACCGCGACGCGCACGGGGATTTGGTGCGGGAAGTGGTGGAATTGCGGCTCGAGCCGAAATATCCGCAAGTGAACCGTTGGCACGTGGAGCGTTGGGTGCCGCCGGAGGTGTACGGGTCGCCGCGAGAGTGGTACGCGAAGACGGTGGAAAGCGTGAATGGGATGAGCGTGCCGGCGCTGGGACCGTATCCGGAGCGGGGCGAGTACGAGCATTGCTTTACGCTGCAGGGACGGAAGGGCGAGTTTGTGCAGTTGACGCCGACGATTGTGGAGCATGTGGCGCGAGCGATCGAGTGGGCGAGGCGTTTCCCAAAGGCGAAACAGCGCGGGATGTTGTACGAGAGAGAAGCGCGGGAAGAGCGGGAGTACGAGGAGTGGGCGTACACCTTGATGGATGACGCTGTGCCGGCGCTGTACGGGCAGCCGTTTGTGACGGTCGCGTAGGTGGGAGTAAAGAAAACAGATTTTGGCGATCAGATATCAGCGACCAGTGAGCAGGAAACGAATAGAAGACTTACGCTGCGTGGCAGCCTAGATTTCGGTGCAGGCTATAGCGATTGGGCGCGACTCGTTTTAGCCCCCTTTGATTTACAGGATAGTTAGCAATAACGCCGAGTTCAAAGATCTCGGGTCGAGAAAGTAAGCACTGATTATGAGCAGAAGAATTTCACACCTGCGGATCTGGCTGAAGGGGATCGTGGCGGCGGGAATCAGCGGAGCTGCAGGTGGAGTGATGACTGGGCTGGCGGCGGTGGGAATCGATCCGGCCCATTTTAATTTGCAGGCGGGGATGGGAGCGACAGTCAGGATTGGGATGGCTGCGGCGTTAATCAACGCGGTGATTGGCGTGGCGGCGTATTTGCAGAAGTCACCGTTGCCGGACGAGTGACGGGTGAGCAGCGAGTTGTGCGTCGTCAGAGATTGGGGAACAGAACATGCCAGTAGTGGGATCGAGTGCGTATAACACGGCGGGGCAGATAACGTCGCTGGTAAGGTCGCTGCTGAATGATGCCCAGGGAAACCTGTTCACGGATACGTTGCTCTTGCCGTATCTGAATTCCGCTTACCGCAAGGTGCAGCGTGCGATTGGGAACGCCGGCGGCGGGGGATTCATCCAGGATGATGTGCTGCTGGTGGTGACCGCGGTGGCGGGACAGGATGCGTCGCTGCAGGTGTCGCTGAGCGATGCCAGCGCGCCGCCGAATCAGCTCCCGACGGACCTGCTGGTGCCGCTGAAGCTTTGGGAGCGGCCGAATTTGTCGACACAAGAATTTGACGAGATGGTGGACCTGACCAGGCACGGCGGGCTGCCTTCGCGCGTGCAGGACGTCACGCTAAGCGTGTGGGAATGGCGCGCCGACGGGCTGTGGTTCCTGGGAGCGACGCAGGACACGCAGATCCGCTTGCGGTATTTGAAGGCCTATCCGGATTTCACGGATGCGACTTCTCCGGTGCTGGTACGCAACGCCCAGGAAGCTCTGGCGTATGCCACGGCGGCGCTGGCGGGATGGGCAAGGGGCAGCCCGCTGGCGGAGAAGTGGGACGATGCAGCAAGCGACGCGATCGAAGATCTCATCGTGGCGGGGGTACGCCGAGAGCAGCAGAGCAGCCGCAGGCGGCGGCCGTTTTCGGCGAGGAGCGGGTATACGCCGTTTTGAGGAAAGTTGTCAGTTTTAAGTTTTTAGTTTTAAGTAAGGCCTTTACGGAGCAAAGAGAGGGGTGCGGGGATGGCAATTACGATTTCGCTGTCGCCACTGAACGTGGACGGCAGCGCGAGCAACTTTGTGTACGCGATCGCAACACTGAGTTTTTCGGGGAACTACTCCACCGGCGGAGATACGCTGGATTTCACGCAAGTGGCGGACAAACTGCCCTCGACGCAAGTGGTGCAGGCGATCGCCGAGAGCCAGAACGGCAACAGCGGATATTACATCCCGCTACAGGGAACGGCGCTGAATAACTGG